CTGCTTCAAACATGCCTCCGACAGCTTGTTGATTAGCTAAATTACGTTTTATGTTTTCTGCAAGTGTATTAGCCATAGTAATACCACCCGTTTGATAACCGGCACGTCCACCTGACATTACATTTTGTCTTGCAACAAATGCATCTTTTTGTTCATCAGTCATAGCAGAATACTCTTTATCAAATTTAAAGTAGTTATCAAAATATGCTCTCATTTTTTTACCAACGTTTACTTTTCTTCTATCCAAGTATTCTTTCATAGTTTCACCTTCTTGTTGAGGTGGCTCTTCTGCTATAAAAGCACTATAAAGATATGTTGCTGCACTAGTTGCTCCACCAACTAATATTTGTTGTTGTACTAATGAAGGTAAATCTTTTAGTATTGGAACGTCTTTAAATAGTCCTGTCGCGTCTCTTATAAATCCTACACCTTTTCCTGTTGCAGGTGTTTTTACTTTATCTAAACCTTCTACCGTAGCATCGTCAAAAAAAGTACTTTCTTTAAGGTCTGTTGATTTTTCTCCACCTTTAAAAAAACTACTGGCTCTATCTCTTGTTCCTTGATTAAAAAAATCACCTATTCCACTAGCACCAGGATCTCTTAATCCAAACTTTTCCATTCCAGTGCCAAATAATTTTCCACCGGCATAAGTTCCTGCTGCTTGTTTAAGTGCATCACTAATACTACCTCGTTGATCAAATCTACCTATACCTCTCATCGCTGCTGCAGCTGCTGGTCCATAACCAGGAATCATTGCAACGAACGGTGCAGCTTTGACTGCAATGTCTGCAAGTTCATTAGGTATAAGTTTTCTAAATCTATCTTTTAGTTTACTACCAAGACCAAACTTTTCTCTAGGTGCCACATTCATAATGCCACCTTTTGCACGCATTTGTCTTCGCATTTGAGCTCTTGTAATCATATATATTAAATTTTGTTTATATTAAAAAGGCAGGTATTTCACCTGAATTTATACTAATACTTGTTTTTAACAAGTAAATCAAGACTATGTTGTAACTTCTCTAGGCTTAGATTCAAGCGCTGATAAGATTACATGTAGTCGATTAGCCGTAGCTGCAGTCACTTTTAATACTTCACTTTCCTGTAGTACTAAAGGTGCTGTAAGTAGTTCTGTTGTGCCATTTGCTGATATTGATTTAGTCTTAAATACACTAAATACAGCATCTGATGTATCGGTAATAGTAACCGTTATAGTATCTGAATTACCAGAGTCCTCTGATACTAGTATAGATTTAATAATCGCAGTAGTAAAGTTAGGGACTGTGTATAATGTAGTAGCACTTGTTGTAGTCAAATCTACTTTTTTATTTACAAATGAATTAGCCAAAGAAATATGCCTCCGCTTCTGCTTCGTCTTTTAAATCTTGTTGATAGGTAGTATTTAATTTTTGTACAATACTATCTACATCTCTTACAAAAGACTGTTGAGTTTGTCTATCATACTCTTCTGCTGGTTGTGTCAATGATTGTACAATTCTTGCCATTATCTTCTTCCATCCGGTTGATAGTCTATTCTAAAAGTTCCTACTTTCCAAAATTGACTTGTGCTTGTATTATCTATCTTTAATGATATCGATCTAGCACGTGCTCGCGTGTCTATTTTTTGTGTGCCTGATGTTACTGTAAATGGACCCAAAGAAGAACTTGCCTGTGCATCATTTGGAAAATCTCTTAAATTTAATGTTATTCTTGCATCTCCTGTTTGTGCTAAAAAATCTGGTATGACTCTTCTTATTTTCATCATAAACTCACCATCACCAGCAAGTCCTTGAGTGCCTATGTCAAAATCTCCAGATTCAATACTTGCAGTAATTGAAGTTGTTTGACCAGCTTTAACTTGATTTAATCCTGTTTCATGTTCGTAGTAAGTTGTAACTCCATCACTATTTCCATAAACATAATTAGTATCTGTTGTAGCAGTCGTGCCACTTGAATCATATTCTGTTGCATGCGGTTTACCAAATACGGCTGAGTCTTGCCATGTTGTTCTAGCAAGTGTTCCTGTAGTCCACACTGGTCGCTCGTTGCTTGAGTCCAGATAATTGTATGCAACCATTCTATTTACAGTTCCTGAACTTGAACTTGGATAGAACCACATAATTTCACCAAACAAATTATTTAACCCTGCATTAATATGTTGTCTTGGAGTTAAGTTAATATCATCGTAAACAAAATCTTCAACTAAACATGGTAATGATTCTAATTTACCAGTGTATCTAAAGAAACCATTTTCTGACATCCAATAAGCAGCACCATCAACTTCAACAGCAGCATTTTGTGCTATCAATCCACAGTTAGTACCAACTTGTTGAAATGAGAATGTAAATGGTGGACCAACAAAACGCATAATAAATAATGCAGTGTCCGTCCAAATATAAATTGCATCACGACCTCTAATTGCTCCCATAATTTTTGATCCATCTGCAAGTCTTTGTGTACCGGCAGTATTAGTTGCACTAGGTGCATAAGTATTAATATCTTCTTGAGACGAGAATCTTATAAACATTGGATCTTGTGTAGAAGATGTTCCAACCGTTGTTTCTGTTCCAAAAAATATTAAGTGCCTATCCGGTGTTGATACTAAACTAAATGCAGAAGCTGTCGGTGCACCAGTTATAATTGTTGCTCTTGTACTGTTGGCATCTGTTGGATTTGAATCCCATTCAAAAGTTTCCCCACCTGATATAGTCGCAATAAGTTTGTTACCAAAATTATCTAATGACCATAAACCTGGTGCAGTTACAATATCTCCTGATGCTGCAGCGTTCCATGCAAAGAAACTAGACGCATCAGTTACCGTTGCACCAGAACTATGTGTTGCTGCTGTTGTACCATTAGCACCTCTTGTCAATCCAGACAAAGTACCACCACTATTTCCTGTATATGTAATTAATTCTGTTCCAATAATAACTGTTCCTGAAGATGGAAATGAAGTTGAACTTGCCATTGTCAATGATGTTACACTTGCATTAATTCCTGATGATAGTGTTGATGTAAACTGACCTGCTTGTTGCCCGCCCCATGATCCAAGGCCCCAACCTGTTGTTGCAACCTCAACTGCTGGTCCTACAGGATAGTAGTGTCTAACACGAATACCACCTGATGTAGATGCTCCTGATCCTGTTTCATTAGATCCAGTATCAATTGTAAGTGTCGTATCTGTTGGTATTGACGTTACCATAAATTTATTGTCGTCAAAATTACTAGAGTTAAAATTAGAATTAGTAATAGATGAAAAATTATCTAGCAATAGAATATCAAATTTATTTATATTATGTGCGGACGAAAAAGTTAATGTTACTGTTGAAGAACCATTAGTCGTAGAAAAAGCTGATGTTAAAGTTGTTGTAGATTTAATTGGGTGTATGTCATAAAATATACCACCAGAATAAGCATATAAAATTCTGTTTGTGCCTAATGCTGCATACTTAATACCTGATGTATTTACAAAATGATGAATAGCAGTGTTCCGACCTGTAATATCAACAGACCCTAGTTGAGACCAACCACCTATTTTTTCAGGTGAACCATATCTAAAACGAACATTGTCACCACTAACCCATTGGCTTTCACCACCGGTAGATGTAACTTGTTTATTAAATCCAGGTGCAAATTTTACCTTTTGTAACATATAAAAATCCTTAATAATAAGGCAGGAGATGGTGTGGTGGAATCTCCCGCCATATTATTATATACAATATTATTTAGGTATTTTAAAGCCTTTATACCAAGCAGGCAAGCCTAAAAATGGTCTCTTATCGTATAGATTTTCTTTTGCAGTTTTTGATGATAGTTTATTGTAGTGTAAAAATACTTGTCCACAGTCCTTACCTGTAAACTCTTCTCTCCAATGTTCTAGTTCACAACCAGAATATATAAGCATGTCTCCAGGGTTAAGGTCAACTTTAATTCCAGCCTGACCTTGTTTACCTGTTGGATCTAAATAAATTGACCATGGATCACCACCTAGATTTAATGTTGTTGATATTTCACAAGAATATCTATCCTTGTGTCTTGCAAGAATGTCTCCTTTTTTATAAATTCTAGCATATGCATATGTAGGAGATAGTTTTAATGATGTATGTTTTTCCATAACAGGTTTAACTTGTTCTAACAAAGTTTCCATTGCTATATCACTATAATGTGAATAAGTATTTGGCACTTGTTCATCATTCCAAACACCAAAATATTCTGTAAAAGGTGATATATACTTTTGATCAAATAAAAATCTTGCAACTTTTCTTTTGTTTAAAAAATAATTATACACAAAATTAGCTATCTCTGGTGAGATTGCATTTTTTAAAACAGAGTATTTATTTTTTTGGAACACCGATTTTTTTAATGACATTTTTACCTTTCAATTGCATTTTAGATTTTATAAAATTATCTACAAAGTTTGGTTTATTTCTTATAGAATTACTTTCTAACATAGTTTTAATAACAGCTTTTTTCATATCTTTATTTTGCATGGTTTAACACACTATTAGGTATTGCCTGACAGTTCCAATGTATAAATCTAAATGGCTCATAACCCATGTCTACAATATATTGATGTGGCATATAAGATGGAAAAAACATTGTTCTTCCTGGGTGAACTTTATAATTTATTGTTGATGTTGCATAAGTTACTTTTGTCTTATCTGCTTCTGGTAAAAGATTCATAACATTACCGGGTCTTGGGTCTTCAAACAATGGCATTGATGTAGCCTCACTTGCTTTTAAAAAATAAAAACCAGATATATGACCATTCCAATGTGTATGTAGTGTGTGATGTCCAGCACCTCTTTTAGCAAACTCTTGCACCCACATTTCTGTAATAAATATCGTATAATTTGTTAAATCAAATCCCATTTCAGTTAACAAATTATGTGCTGTTGCACCTACATAATCTTGTAACTTTTTAAACTTAGGATCACCAACTAATGATGTTGAGTGAAACACATGACCCATGTCTCCCTTGTTTCCAAACTTTTTATTTCTTTTATCTATTGTTTCTTTTAAAATTTTTTTAGACTCTTCAATATATTTATCAGATGCATTATTTAATTCATTTACAAATCCTGGTTCATCACCATACCATATTGGACAACTAAATAAATTTTCTCTTGATAATTGTTTAGGAAACATTAATTCTTGTTTTGTTTTTTTACTTTTTTTCTTTTTCATATTTCTCCTATTTATATGGCCATCCTAAATTCCAAATAACCAAACTATTTCTTTCACCTTTTTTAACTGGACATACTCTATGCCATACAAAACCAGGAAACACAACTAAAGATCCTTTAGGTAATATTTCTGTGCATTTTTTAATATTGGGTTTTTTATCTGGATCCATGTTTCTAAAATCAAATTCTAGTTCACCACCTTTATAATTTTTAGGATCTGATAGTGTAACAGTTACAGATAATTTTCTAATTTTACCATGTGATGGATCACCTTCTTGTCTTTGATAAGGTTGATCCCAACCATCACAATGCCAATCATAAAATTGACCTTTAGTATATTTTGTAAATTGACAAGACTCGCTAAAGTCCCATTGAAAATTCCAACCTGCATTTCTATTTGCTTGATTAACATATGGTTGTATCTCTTTATATATCCATCTGTCACTCATCCAAACAATATCAGAATTTCTTTTCTTTTTTAAATCTTTTGTTTGTTTTGCATTTAATTTTTTATTACCATATCCACCAGTCACTGCCATTTGATCTTGTAATTGTTTTCCATAACGAACAATGTCATCACAGATACGTTCTGGAATTGCTGATTGAAAATACCAATAATAATTTGTTAACTGCATAATCTTTCTTTTACCACCATAAAAATAATATATTAAATTATTTAGAAATTGTCAAGGTACCAGAGGCAGTAAACTTAGCTATCTTATCACCACCTGGATGCGTTGATCCTGTAAATGCACAACAAGGACTACCTGCAAATGTTAAAGCACTTGGTCCTCTAACTACTACAATTCCTGATCCACCAGCTCCACCAATACCATTATCATTTGATTTTGATCCACCACCGCCACCACCAGTGTTGACTGTTCCTGCTTGTCCATCATTTTGATCTGGGCTATGTATAGGGGCTGGTCCAGGTGCTGCATTTCCACCACCACCTGCTCCTCCACATCCCCCTGCTCCACCACCAGTTTCACTTCCAAAACCTGCTCCACCACCAGCATAAGATGTATCTGGTCCTAAAATTGTATTTGGGGCTCCTGCACCTCCATCTCCACCATTATTATCACTTGCGTTTCCTCCAACTGCCGTAGCACCTCCACCACCACCAGCAGCTCCTGCGGGTGCTCCAGATCCACCTGGATTACCTTGAGGTGGGTCTGTAGGAGGAGTATTACCAGCTCCTCTTTTTGGTGATCCACCTATTTCTCCAGCTCCACCACCAGAACCACCATCATCACCAGGTTGATTATATCCACCTGCTCCACCACCTCCAGCTGTAGATGTTATTGTTGAAAAAATTGAATCATTACCTGGGACTTCTGATCCTGGATTAGGGTTTGATGCTCCACCACCGCCTACTGTAATTGTGTATGACCCTGTTGTTAAATCTGATAAAGCCGAACCTCTAAGAGGACTTGGGCCATAGCCAGTAGCTCTATAACCACCTGCTCCACCTCCAGCACCGCAATGTTGTCCACCAGAACCACCGCCAGCAACTACTAAATAATCTATATCTGCATTTAATGCTACTGTTCCATCAGGAAATGTAGTAGCAGGATTTGTTTTTTCTCTAAATAATGTTTTTAAATTCCATACACCACTTGCTTTGTTTAATTCTTTTACGACTACGATTCCTGAACCACCATTACCTGATGGACTAGTTGATGCGGGTGTATCTTGGCCACCACCACCACCACCGCCTCCAGTGTTTGCTGTTCCTGCAGTTGCATTTGTTGTTGAACAACCACAACCACCATCACCACCACCGCCAGCTCCACCAGCTCCTTTGTTTCCTGTCCAAGCAGATCCACCACCACCGCCTGCATAAGTTACGCATGATCCTGTTATATCAGAAGATTGTCCAGCTCCGCCAGCTCCACCATGTTGAGATGCTGGTGCTCCTGATCCAGCTGCACTAGCTCCACCGCCACCACCTGCTGCTACACGAGGGTGACAACTTAAACCTCCAGGGTTTCCTTCGGGAGGTGTAAAACCTCCAGCATTTCCTGTTCCTCTGTTAGGAGTTGCAACAGGATTAGGCCAGTTACCAATACCACCTCCTGATCCACCAGGACCAGCAGCTGTAACTCCATCACCATTTGAAACTCCACCTTTTCCTCCTGCTGTTGAAGTTATTGGATTAGATGGAAAACCCGCAACTGAATTATTTCCATTGTTAGCGGCTGTTCCTCCAGAACCACCTCCTCCTACGGTCATTGTGTAAGGTGTGTTACCACAAACTGAAATACAAGAAATATCTCTAAAACCTCCAGCTCCACCGCCACCACCATAATAGTTGTCTCCAGGTTTACCATAACCTGAACCACCTCCAGCAACAACTAAAGTTCTTACTAATCTAGTTCCTGCTTGAGTTGTGACAGCACCTGAAGATGTTTTAGATGTAACAGTATTCTTCCCAAAAGAAGTTGTGTTTCTTTTACCGATTAATCCGCCGTTGGTTCTTGCCATTTAAGGTCTCCTATTCGGAAACCCAAGCTGAGCCATTCCAATTATAGACTGTTTTGGTTTCCGCGTCGTCGTTTGATTTAGTTGCTTCCCAACCTGTATTGTTGTCAGCGTTATATTTTGTTTCGTTCCAATCAATTTTATAAATAAAAGCTGTTTCACCTGACCCTCCACTAGTAACTGATGGAAATGTAATTGGTGCTTGCCAATCGTCACTACCATCTAGCGACCAAGACGCAAAAGGTTGTTGTGTAATAAATTTATTTTTTGATGCATCATATCTCATACCAATACCTGCATATTGTTTTCTAAAATTATTGTTATAAGATGTTTGCTTCCAAGTTCCACCTCCAAAAAAATTAACACACCATGTTTCACCATCAACGTGTTCATCTGATGGTACTTCATCATTTGCAACAACTACAACTCTTTTTACAATTAAATGTGTATCAGATGTAAAACCTGTTGGGTCTGTTTTTGATTCTAATTCTGCAAAATGTGCCATACTATATTCTCCTTAAAAGTTTATTTATATGTTATGCTCCGTTTATTGTCAACGTTCCTGACGCTGTAAATTTAGCTATCTTATCTCCACCTGGGTGCGTAGATAATGTTCGTGCAGGTGTTGGACTTCCTGATAAAACATATTCACCAGGCACTCTAACTACCACAATTCCTGAACCACCATTACCTCCTGCTTTAACTGGACTAGGTATATTACCTGCAGCTCCACCACCACCGCCACCGCCTGTATTAGCAGCTCCAGCAGTAGCAGGATCTGCTTCAGGTTCTGGTCCACCTGTTGAACCACTACCTCCACCACCAGCACCACCAGCACCAGCAGTTTTTTTAGGATCTGGTGCAGGATGAGTATCAAGTACTCTACTTACACCTCCTCCACCACCGCCAGCATAAGTTGTATCTGGACCTAAAATTGTATTCGGAGCACCAGCTCCGCCATTACCACCAGCACTTCCATCTGGTTGACCATCTCCTCCAGCTGCGGTAGCTCCTCCACCACCTCCAGCAGGGTATGTTGAACTTGGACCAGCAGGTGGCCCTGGACCACAATCACCATTACCACCTGGATTACCTTCAGGTGGATCAAAACCTCCTACGTTACCTGTACCACCTTCTCCAGGATTTGGAGAACCTGGAGCTCCATAGTCTCCACCACCACCTGATCCTCCAGGTCCACCACCAGGAGTTCCTCCATATCCACCACCTGTTAAATTATCACCACCAAAACCATAACCACCACCAGAGGCAGTTATAGTAGAAAATATTGAAGAAGAACCCTGTGAAGCTTGACCACCTGTTGCACCAGCACCTACTGTAACTGTATAGTCTCCTGGTCCTAAACTTAATGCTGATGCTCTTAATGGGGATGGCCCAAAACCTGATGCACGATATCCTCCTGCACCTCCACCACCAGCAGCACCTCTATTAGAGTTACCATTATCACCACCACCGCCACCAGCTACTACTAAAAAATTTACTGTTGCGTTTGCCCTTGTTATCCATTCTGAATTTTTTACTTGATCGAAATGATCATGAATACTCCATACACCTGATGCACATTTAGGAACTACTTCTTTTACGATTACTACACCTGAACCACCAGCTTTAGATCCAGCACCTGCAGTATTATCATGTCCACCACCACCGCCTCCAGTATTTGCAGTTCCAGCTGTTTTAAAAGCACCACCTCCACCAGGGGCCGTAGCTCCTGGAGTTCCGTATGCTCCACCAGCACCACCTGATGCTCTTACTATACAATCTCCTGGCCAAGCACTTGAACCTGCTCCACCAGCACCACCTGGGCCGCAACTTCCTGCAGTACTACCATCACCACCAGCACCACCAGCACCACCACCGCCACCAGCTGCATTAATTCTACCACCACCTCCATCATTACCCTGTGAAGGGCTTGTAGGAGGAGTATTACCTGATCCACCATTTGTTGAAGGTGAAACATCTGGATTAGATTCTGAACCTCCACCACCTGATGCACCATTTGCTCCATTTTGTCTAGGACTACCTGGGTTTGTGTGGACACCACCACCGCCACCTCCTCCATTAGAAGTTAGTGGGCCAAAAACTGTATTACTACCTGTTGCTCCAATAGCAGGAGATCCTGGAGTTCCTCCAGACCCTCCAGCACCTACAGTAACTGGTGTACATCTACTTGAAATACTTATAGATGTATTAAATCTATAACCGCCTGCACCACCTCCACCAGAAGGTGAACAACCATCAGCTGCATAACCACTTCCACCTCCACCTCCAATAACTAATGCACTAACAGATGTAACTTGACAATTTTGTCTTACAAAATTACCTGTTGATGTTATTGATGAAGTTTTAGTAGATGGTGTACATACTACTTTTAAAGGTCCGATAATTCCGCCATTAGCCATAGCTGATTACCTCCTATGCGTCGTCTAATTCTTCATAAGAAACAAAATAAGTTAGGTCACTGTTAGCACTTGCTGTAACTGCTAATATATCTGTTTCGTCTAAATAGATTGGGTTTTCTAAAAAACTTAATGTTGCATCTGCTGGAACAGAAATAGTTTTAGCAATAGCAACATAGTTACTACCGTTATCTACACTTACTTCTATTGTTATATCAGCAGCATTTGAACCATCAATGTTTGCAATAAGTATTGTGTTTATTTTTGCTACTTTATCTGCAGCTACATCAACAGCGGACGCTCTTGAAGTAGTCACTGCTCCTGTTGCATTTTTAGCATTAATTGTTGCTACGTTTACTATATTTGGTGTTGCCATATTATTCTCCTTTTATCCGAATACGATCGCCATTGCAATAGCTTTTCCTACTGATGCAGCACTAGAGTTTGCATCAATATATGTTACTAATCTTGAGGCAGCTACTTTTCTATTTGTACCACCTGCTCCATTGTCTACTATAAATAAGTCAGCATCCACAATAGCCTCACCTATATCTGTACCACCATCAATATCTAAATTAGCTATAGAAAAAGCACCAGCTGCAGCGCCAACAAGAGTTTTAAAATCAGATGCAGGAATAGTTTTCATAGTTCCACCATCATTAACTACGACACCATCAGAGTCAGCTATAGTAATAGTGCTACCGACTGAAGTGTCACCATCTAGTAAATTTAATTCTGATGCTGTAGATGTAACACCATCTAATATATTTAATTCAGCAGCTGTTGATGTAACACCGTCTAGTATATTAAGTTCCGCAGCTGTTGAAGTAACACCATCTAGTATATTTAACTCTGCAGTTGTTGCAGTCAC